GATTGGGCAGACGGTCTGCCCATTAATTGCGAGAGCGGAACAGGCAAATCATATGGCGATTGCGAATAACATTGCACCTTGGTCATTCAGTAAGATTAAATCTTTCGAGCAGTGTCCCAAACAATTTTACCATGAGAAGGTAGCAAAAGACTATCCATTCATACCTACGGCGGCTACCAAATACGGTAACGCGTTTCACAAGGCGGCAGAAGACTACATAAAAACTGGAGAGCCTCTGCCAATGGAGTTTGAGTTTGCCCAAAATTTTTTAGACAGACTAGCAGATAAACGAGGCGTAAAGTTTTGTGAACGCAAGATGGGCGTCACTGAAGATCTGAAAGCCTGTGGGTTCTACGACAAAGAAGCGTGGTTCCGTGGCATAGCTGATCTGCTTATAATTGATGTGATAGGCGAAGTCGCGTGGGTTATTGACTACAAAACATCTAACTCGTCACGGTACGCGGACAAGGGACAGCTAGAGTTGATGGCCCTATCCGTATTTGCACACTTCCCAGAAATAAAAACAGTACGCGCAGGGTTGGTTTTTGTGCTAGTAAATGACTTAGTGAAACACACCTACGAGGTGCATGATAAAGCAGACTTGTGGGAGAAGTGGATTAAGAAGTTCAACGCTATGAAAGCCGCAGCAGAAGCAGACACATGGAACGCCCGTCCTAACGGGTTATGTAAAAGGCACTGTCCTGTGGCGGAGTGCATACACAACGGAGCGAACTCGTAATGCCGTACAAAAACCCTAAAGACCGCAAGAAGCAGACTAATAAACCTGTTGGCAGTAAGCCGTTTGAGGCGCGTATGGAGCGCCAACGTGCGCGGCGTAAGATGGACCGCGAGGGGGTAGATAGAAATAACAACGGCAAAGCTGACAAGCGTGAGGGCAAAGACATCAGCCACAAAAAAGCCTTGAGTAAAGGCGGTTCTAATAAAGACGGTGTGACAGTAGAAAACCGCAGTAAGAACCGTGCAAGGAACTATAAAAAGAAAAAGTAGGAGAACAAATGAAGATTTTAGATGGTAAGGCGCTGCTACTCAAGCTGCGCAATCCAAACCGTGTCACCTCTATTATTCCAAAAAGCAAACAAATAGATAACAACGAAGTGCTTGTGAAATGGGATATTGATGCGGCTCACAAGCTGCGTAACCTTAACATCCAAGCTCCGTCACCTATCGACACTCAGTATAATTGGTCAGGGCAACACACTCCGTTTGCCCATCAGAAGAAAACGTCTTCATTCTTTACCATGAATAAGAAAGGCTTCTGCTTCAACGAGCAAGGTACGGGTAAAACAGCAAGTGCAATCTGGGCCGCTGACTTCCTTATAAAACAAGGCAAGATAAACAGGGTGCTTGTGATATGCCCACTGTCGATTATGGATAGTGCGTGGAGAGCAGACTTACACACGTTTGCCCCGCACCGCACTGTGGATGTTGCGTATGGTAGCGCCAAGAAACGTGCAGCCATCGTCAACCAAGGGGCAGAGTTTGTCATAATAAATTATGACGGTGTGGAGATAGTGGTAGAGGAGGTACTCAAAGGTGGCTTCGATCTGGTTATTGTGGACGAGGCTACCCACTACAAGAATGCACGGACTAAGCGTTGGAAGACACTTCGCAAGATAGTAGGCGACGACACTTGGCTGTGGATGATGACGGGTACTCCCGCCGCACAATCTCCTCTTGATGCGTATGGCATTGCGAAGCTGATTAATCCAGATGCAGTTCCGAGGTTCTACAGTTCGTTCCGCGATACGGTTATGCAGCAGATTACACAGTTTCGTTGGGTGCCCAAAGAGAACGCTAATGAGATTGTATTTAACGCGTTACAGCCAGCCATACGGTTTACCAAGAAGGAATGTCTCGATTTGCCAGACATGACATACGTCAAACGTAAGGTTGAGTTGACCAAACAACAAACAAAATACTATGAAATACTCCGTAAGAAGCTGGTGATGAAGGTAGGTAGCGACGAGGTGTCTGCCATAAACGCTGCCGCAACCATGAACAAGTTACTTCAGATCAGTGCAGGCGCAGTATACACCGATGACGGTGACGCGTTAGAGTTTGACATAAAGAACCGCTACCAAGTGCTGAAAGAAGTTATAGACGAGAGTAGCCAAAAGGTCTTGGTATTCGTGCCATTCAAGCACACTATCGACGTGCTAGTATCCAAGCTACGGTCTGACAACTTAACAGCAGAAGTGATTCGCGGAGACGTCCCAGCACATGCTAGAACCGACATATTTAAAAGGTTTCAAACTGATACTGACCCCAAGATATTGGTGATACAGCCCCAATCAGCAGCACATGGTGTGACTTTAACTGCGGCGAATACTGTGGTATGGTGGGGTCCGACTTCTTCACTGGAAACGTACTCGCAAGCGAATGCTAGGGTTCATAGATCAGGACAGAAGCATCCGTGTACAGTCGTACAATTGCAGGGGTCGGGTGTAGAGAAGCGCGTGTACTCTTTGCTTGATAAACGCATAGATGTGCACACAAAAATGATCGACTTGTACAAAGAACTGCTTGACTAAGGCAGTATATATAACTAAATAATACTTTGTACTAGGAGGAGATAAAATGAGCGACTATTCAGACGCCCCTGCCGATAAGATGACGAAAGCGTATTTAGCCATACGCAACAAACGTGCACAATTAAAGGCAGAGTACACTAAACAGGATGACGAGTTAGCTAGGCAGCTTGACATCTTGAAACGAGCGCTTCTTAGCTATTGTGAACGCAACAAGGTTGAGAGCGTTAGAACCGACGAAGGATTATTCTTTCGTTCTCAACGCACCAAGTATTGGACTAGCGATTGGGAAGCCATGCACAAGTTTGTCATAGAACATAAAGTGCCAGAGTTGTTCGATAAGCGTATAAACCAGACGAATATAAAACAATTCTTGGAAGAAAATCCTGAGTTAAAACCCGAGGGTCTAAATATAGACACCGAGTATGTTATATCAGTAAGGAAAAAATAATGGCTTCACCCTTCGTAGCTATAGAAGATCTGGCTAAACACTTAGCCGTATCAGTATCTACCGTTCGCGGCTGGATACGTCAGGGCCACATCCCTGACAACACTTTTCTAAAAATCAACAACGTCTATCGTTTTGATAAGGACGCCGTGTCTAACGCATTACTAAGCAAGACTGGCCCCATAAGGTCTGTGGTCGATGGTGATTTCACAGACGCTCACCCCGTGCGGTATACATCGCACGATAACACCCAGTACGAGATGGATCTAAGTCTCGACGAAGATATATAGGAGAACGACAAATGGCTGCACCATACGTTATAAAGAATGTGGAAGCCCTATGGCCCAAGCTGGACCGTACTTATGCTTTCGATCAAAAGGCAAACCAGAGTATGCCGTGCGATCCGATGGCACCAAACGCTGAGTATTCCATTGAACTAAAGATGGACAGCGAAACCGCCAAGCATCTATACATTGCTATGGTAAAATCCTATCAGGCTAACAAAAAACCAGATTGGCCTGATAAACCTGCTAACCCTATGACTAAGCACGACGATGGCACCCGCACCGTCAAGTGCATACTCAAAGGCCAATACAACGGTGAAAAGACCCGTAAGCCTCTACAGTTTGATTCCAAGAACAATCCTATGGATGATGACTTTCAGTTGACTACGGGCAGCAAGATCAACATTGCTGTAACCTTTTATCCGTATAAATACATGCAGAACGAGCCAAGCGTTTCTCTGCGTATAAAACAGGTCCAAGTCCTTCAGTTGGCAGAACGCACTATGCGTAGCTTGTTTGATACAGTGGACGATGGCTACACTAAATCTTCTGAGAGCGTGTTTGGAAACAACGTAGTAGACATGCCACAGAAGAAAGAGCCAGAAGTAGACCTAACAGGTTTTGACGAAGACAACGGTCCCCCTGCCGAACCAGAACCAGTCAAGGTCGAGAAAAAAGCAGCGGCAGCGGGTGCGTCCCAAAGTGCTACGCTAGATAGCATACTAGACGAGTGGGATGACTAATTAAACAGCGCGGTCTTTCGGGGCCGCGCAAACTTTTACGGGAAGAGAACACAGTGAGCACTGAAATATTTTTACGTTCTGTGCTAGGGGAAGACGGTCACTATTGCCTGTGGTGCAATAAAAGCAAAAAAGACATCAAACAGGAATTTTATCCGTCAGTCGAGCGTTTATTAGAACGAGCAAATGAGTTAGACGCAGAAGGGTACAATGTATTCTTCGCCCTTGGCACGTACAAAGAACCCCTGTTGGGTCGCAAACAAATTAATGTCGTGCAGATGAAGTCTTTCTTTGTCGATCTTGATTGTGGTCCGAGCAAAGAGTTCCCTACGCAAGCAGACGCGATTGAGGCGCTGCGTAGATTTTGTAAGACTAACAAGCTGCCTAGACCAACAATCATAAACTCCGGTAACGGGTTACATGTATACTGGCCTTTGAGTTCAGCAGTGGACGAGAAGACTTGGTTCCCAGTTGCGGAGCGGCTCAAGCAGTTATGTGCTGATCAATCATTCTGGGCGGACCCTTCACGCACATCTGATTCTGCTAGTATATTACGTGTACCAAACACTCACAACTACAAGAGTGATCCACCTAAACCTGTCGGGCTTATCAACGATTACTATGCGGACCCCATAGATTTCTTAGACTTTGAAGAACGTGTGGGCGGCGGTGTGATACCAGTTCCGTCTAAGTTTACTCCCAGTGCGTACAGAGACACATTAAACAAACAATCCTCTGGCAGCTTTAAGCGTCTGCTAGAGAAAACAGCCAAAGGGCAAGGCTGCGCACAGATAGAGTACATAATACAGAACCAAGAGAGTATCTCCTATGACATGTGGAGAGCAGGTTTATCTATTGCAAAGGTGTGTACGGACGGGGACAAGGCCGCAAAATTGATGTCTGCCAGTCACCCCGATTACGATTACAACGAGACAATCCGCAAGATGATGGATACGGGTGGGCCACAATACTGCACCACATTTGCGGGCCATAACCCTGATGGCTGCGCGGGCTGTCCCAATGCGATGCTCATAACAACTCCTGCACAACTGACCACTATTGTGGAAGAAGCGGAACCTACTCCTGAGATACCCGAATACCCTGCACCGTACATGCGCGGCAAGCATGGGGGTGTATACATGCGTACCAAAGATGAAGAGGGTAACCCAAAGGAAGATTTAATATACCTCAATGACTTCTATGTAACGCGTAGACTGCATGATGTTGAACAGGGAGAGGTGGTTGCATTTGCTCTGCACTTACCAAAGGACGGGGTGCGAGAGTTCACAGTCCCTCTTATGGCTATTACTTCGCGGGAAGAGTTCCGCAAGCATATGGCTATGAAGGGTATAACTTCTTATGGCGATGATTTGGCTAGGCTTATGAAATACGTACAAACATGGGTGAATGAATTGCAGCAGACAGGCGCAGCGAGCGAGGCTCACCAACAGTTCGGATGGGTTGACGATAACACTATGGAAGAGTTTGTCCTTGGGGATAAACTTATCAAGGCGCACACTATAGAGTATAACCCGCCTTCGTCTAAAACCGCAGGGTTCGTGGAAGCACTTACAGCAAAAGGGAGCGCAGAGCGTCAGAAAGAGATACTTGGGTTCTTCAATGTAGAGGGTCTTGAGTTGCACCAGTTTGTTATCTGCATGGGTCTAGCGTCACCTCTGATGCCACTGAGTGGGCTGTTTAGCTTCGCAACGCACTTGTATGGCGGGTCAGGGGTAGGGAAAACCACTGCTATGTATTGTAACTCTGCGATGTGGGGCGACCCGCATTT